AGTTAGTGTATCCACTGGTTTGTAAGTAACGTAACATTGATGGAGCAAATGATTTATTTACGTGTGGATTCAAATTAACTTCAGTGGTCAATGATACCATATATTCAGTAGAAATACCAGAGTTAAATTTCTTCATTATTTCGGAATACTGATCACTAATAGCAATGGATTGTTCCCTAAATGAATTTATTTCTTGGTTTAATTCAATTGTTTGTTGTTGTATATCCTGAATTTTAGAACCTAGTCGTGCCATATGTTTAGCATGAGCTTCACCTACATATATGTCATTAACAGCTACAGCCATTGTAGATAGTTGTGCAGCAGTAGTTAATGCATTCATAGGTGTACCAAATGCACCAGCAGTTCCCGCACTCGCCCAAATAGCTATTGCAAAAACTACTACTGTTAAAGCTGCACGTAAATGTGGATTTTTAACATTCTTAGCAATAAGGTTTAATGCTAAAGTTAGAGCTAATGTTACACCTACACCTATTGCTATAGCTTTAGCTACAGAAGCAGCAGATAATGAAGCAAAGAATCCTGACCCTGCTGAAGCTGCTGGCCCTGAACCTGTACCCCATGTAGCCCATGTAATAATAATAACAATAATAACCACTACAGCCATTATGAGCCATTGGCCCCAACCACTACTTCGATTAACAGTGTATTCCCAATGACTAACTGTATGTTCCATGTAGGAATAAAACAATAAGTGTAAGCTATGAGCAAATAGGTCAGTTCGTTCTACAAATGACATAGCTTCAGTAGTATACACAGGTAAGGGTATAACTAATCTGGTATCCCAAGCATCATACATTACAGAACCACTGTATGTTCCATGACTAATACCAGTATGTGCAAAGGCAAAAGGAACAGAAACAGGGTGAGTTTCCATTTCTGAGTATGTTTCAGTATGATAATCATGTGAATCTCTTTCAGGATTCCATACTTGAACTGTTCTAGTTCTATACTCAGGTCTAGTTTCACTCCTACTATACCTATTACCTACATATAAAGTTCTTGTTTGTGTATGACTAAACTGATGCTTTAATACAATATAGTCTGTAATTTCCTCAATTTCACCTATTTCTACTTCTTCTTCAACCCAATGTGCATCAACCCATGTCCAAACCATTGTTTCTTCATCAAGAATCCACTCAGAATCTACCCATTTACGTCTAGTTTCCATAATAGGGACTTTAGTAGTGATAGTTTCAGGAAAGTGAGTATATGTACCAATAAAACCAATATTCTCAGTCTTTACTTCAGATGCTCTATTAGCAACCCATTGTAGTGTAAGGTTGAATGGAGCAGCATTGAAGGTAGCTGAGTATCTGTTATCAGGATTCAAGTCTATAGGTGGAAATTGATTGTATATATGGTCAAACATCCTAAATAGTGACTGAGATACAATAGGAGAACGATTACTAGGAGACACTCCAAACATCATAAAAGCATCTTGAAGGTCATGCATAGGCCCACCTTCTCGTAAGCCATCTAGCATAAACTCTACACTAAGTCCTAATGAGTTAAACATCCTTTCTGTCATTTCATAGCGTTGTTGAGTTACAGCAGGAGGTCTATATACAGTTCTAGTAGTAGGTTGACCATCTTCATCAAAACCATCAGGTATCTGTTTAGGGCCAGCATTGAACTCATCAATATTGTAGAAAGCATTTCTATACATTGTTACTGGATACATTTTAATACCAGCTATATGGGAATTAGTGTCCTGTAGTTGGGGATATATGTTATCTTCTGGATTATACAACCAGAATTTACGTCTAATATGACCATGTTGAGGAACCGTATATGTAACAATAAACATATTCTCTTCTTCATCAGGAGCATCAATAAGGAATTCTTCTTCGGTATCAGCAGCAAGTACCATAGTATCTGGTAGTTCAATTGAACTACTAGAGCTAAATTCTGACCTAGCAGGAATAGAGACATTTATACTACTTAATACAGTAGTAACAGAAAATAGGTAGTTGTGGTCAGTATAATAGGTAACTCTACGAGTAACAGTGGTATTTCTATTATCCGTAGTAGCGTTTATAGTTGATATCCTAATATCAGTGACTTCAGAAGTAGTAATAAAGATATCTTGGTCAGATTTAATAGTAATTTTTAATTGGTCAGTAAGAGGTAAAAATTCAACTTTATCTAGTCTATAGTAGGCATTGTTCATAAAAAGAATATTTGCACCTACATTATAATCAAAGTATTCCTGAAGATACCATTTAGCAAATGTAGAATCATCAGGAATATTAAAAATCGTAGAGAGCATCCTTATAGAAGTACCTTCTACGTTATTTTGTATTATTGATTGTATTATTTCTTTAGGTATACTATCAGCACCAAAGGCTGCATAAGGAAGGTATTCTTTAAAATCTTGATCACCTGTTATGTCATACTGAAGCATCTGTGCTGCTCCAGTATTACCAAAACCCATAACAAAACCTAATCCACCAGTATTATTTTTCATATACTCAATAATTAGTTCATTACGAGTACGTTCTAATAAGTCATCTTCAAATATACGAGTAGCCATTACGTTAATGTGATAAGTAGTATCAGTTACCAAACGTCTTGAAGTTCTGGTTCTTCCTGAAAACCCTCTACCCATACTATAACTCCTTTACATTCATACTCTCATATAATTTAACTATTCGTTCTGTTTTGATTGAGTAAAGGTTTAAAACTAAAGGAGTACCTTTCTTTTTGAAGTTTCGTATAGATTGGTTTTCAACTAAAAATTCAAATGTAGCTAATCCTTCTTTATGTGGTGTAATGTATACATAGTGATTAAAGGTATAACGTCTAAACCACATACCCAATATTGCAAATAATCTAATACTTGACCACCATAAGGCTATCCCATTAGATTCAGATTCGCTTATTTGTTCATAATACGCAAATACCTTAGTTTCATTATCTTCATCTACTAATTTTATTGCTGTACCATTTTCTACAGCATTAATCATACGATCAACTTGGATACGTTCTTCATTCCTGTTCCAATAAAGGGATACCTTCTCGACATGAGAAGGTATATCCTCTAACGTACACAGTTCTATTGTATATGTTTTGTTATTATAGATGTATTTGTTCATGGTACTGTCATAGAATCATCATTCTGTTCCGTTGCTCTACGTAATTTATTATCTGCTCTTAGGTTCATTAATTGGACTGTTTTTCTACCATAGTCAAAGTTATCCAGTTCAGGTTTAACAAAGTTTTGATATAAATCATCAATAGAGGGTTTCTGCATTGGTACTGGAACAGCACCAATAAAGTTATCTCTGGCAATAGAAAGACCTACAGCATAAGAATCTAATTGAATCTTGAGTATCTTTTGTTTAAAGTCTTCATCAAAACCTTCTATTTGCCTAAGGTAAAGAGCTTTCTTAGCTTCTTCTGATTCTAATTGCTTTTCAGCTATACCTTTTTGTAACCAGATTTGAACAGTAGCAGCTAATGTAGCTTGATATATTTGAATATACGCTGTAGCGTAATCCTCACCTCTAATTCTATTAGCATCCCATTGTGCCAGGAGATGCTGTGTAGCAGTCTCCATCATTGTATCAAACAGACCATCTCCAGTGACTACATTTTCTGTCATATCCCGTTGTACATTACGAGTAAACTCACTAATGTCTATATCGACTTTTTCCCAACTAAAGATGGTCTGTGACATACTTATTCTCCAGTGAAGCCTTCAGCTAATTGTTTTTGCTTGATAGCATTAAATTCTTCAATGGGAATAGGGCCAAGTTCTTGAACATTATATTCAGGAACTAAACGTGTATTGGTAATAATATTACCATTTCTGTCTTTAGTTTTGTGGAAAACTTGATATTGTTTTTCCTTAATCATGTTTAACATCATTAAAGGAACGTGTACTGGTACGTTAAATGGAATCATCTTTTTAATTTCATGAGTCTTAGCATTACGTACAGTAAATATCTCACCTTGATATGATGCTTTATTCTTGTTATTACAAGTAATGGATACACGAATAAGACGATTAGCTTCTTTTGTAGCTTCAGATTCACTTTTTTGAGCAGCTACAGCTTCAGCAGAAGTAAATGTCATATTACGTAATCTTTCAATCAAATCATTGTCATTATCGGCAGTTTTTGTACTGTCTAAAGTAGTGTTATCAGGAGTATTGTTTACATTACTTGTAGGAGTATTAAGGTATCCTAAATCAATAGCTACTGCATCAATAGTAGTTCCTACTTCTTCAGCATGTTTAGTTAAACCTTCTTTTAATTTTTCAGCACCAATGTTGTGATGATGTTGATAATTCAACTTAACGGCGATATTCTTGAGCTGGTCAAGAGTCAATTCCTTACTCATATTATTTCCTTTTTTGGTTATAAGTTACTGGTCAGGACAGTAGGATTTGAACCTACGACCACTCGGCTCCAAACCGAGGACTCTACCAACTGAGCTACATCCTGACTTTAATACGAGAGGAAGGATATTGTTGTCACTTCCTCTCGGTTATACAAACAAGTTGTGGAGTTACTGTCTTGCCACAACCTTTGCCAATGCAATCCACTCAGGACGGAGCATCATAGACCCGTACCACCATTGAATGGAGTAGAACCCAATCTTACCGTAAGGATCATCTCTACCAGCAGCAGAGACTCCAGGTTTACGATGGATAATCTTGAACTTAGTGTTTTTTCCACTGGTTTGGAAACCAATAGTAGTGAAAGAACCAGAACCTACCACTAACAATGGATATACATTGTAGCGACCAGCTTCTTGCATGAATCCAGCATTGTTGTTTACAACAGCACCAGCACCAGCCCAATGAAGCATCTTAGGTACTTCAATAAAACGGAAGTGTCCAATAGAACCAACTTCACCAGTAGCTAAGGTTCCAGCAGCAGCATATTCGTTTACAGGAATATAAGCTCTTTCGCCATGATAATCTACCATGCGTAACAGGGTTTCTTTAATTTCAGAACCGCAATAAGCATAACGACTAGCACCAACGGTACGAGTGTCGATATTACGACTACCAGTGATAATAGTAGTATCTTTAGGACAACGGTTGTTATTCAATGCAGTTTCCATCTTAATAAGTAAATCATAGGTAAGTTCAGAAGGGGTACTTCCAGTATTACCAGTTAATTCACCTACAGAAGTAGCAGCACCACCATAGAATACTACGTTAGCTCCATTCAGAAGATCAATTTGAATCATATCTTCTACAAGTTCGTTAGCAGCACGAAGAGTTTCACGACTAATGTGTTGCATTAATTGTTCATCATTATCGAACTGTACCGAATCTTCAGAGTATTCATCAAAGAAACCAAAGTTTTCAATAGAACCCTGAATGACCAAACGAGTGAAACCAACACGGTTTACACGACCACCAGTTTCAGAGATAGTAGGTAATTTATCTACGATAGTACCTACGTCTTTACTGGAACCGTACAAGTTACCACCACTGTTTACTGCTTCACCTTCAACAAGAGTCCAACCAGCAGCAGTCATAGCAACTTCCATAGCTGCATAAGTAGCAAAAGTAAGACCTAAGTTGGTCATAATGTCTAATGCTCTAGCACGAGCTACGTTAGCAGCCAATAAAGCATTAGCAGCCGAACCAACAGCATACCGTTGCATACCAGCAGGGTCAGTAATAGTAATAGTTACTTCATTAGCAATGGACTGACCAGTTGCATCAATACCTTGATCGTTAATGTTACGATCATCCAGTAAAGGAATATAATGGTACTGTTTAATGGTTTGACCATAGTGTTTCGGCATAGCCGTTACGTTAGCTAATTGACCAAAGAACTGTTCTTTTTTTAAATCAATTAACGCTTTCCTTTGCCAAAAAAAGTCTATTAACTGACTACCAACTGAAGGTTCACCAGCATTATAGACTCGTGGATCATGAAATCCAGGTACATTTAAAGGATTTGCCATTTCTCTTTTCCACCTATTATGTGACTAAATAGTTATCTTTTAGCTCACTAACCGATGTGCAGCCAACCTTTCAAAATCTGCATCAGACATATTAAAAATGTCTTCAGCGTTTAACTGATTTGAGTGAGAATTACTTGTTGCCTTTGCACTCGTAGGAGCAGCCTTAGCTTTATTAGGGTCTGGTTTCTTTGTCGTAGGTGTATTCGGAGTAGTCTTTGTAGTAGTGACAGGTTTTTTACCACTTTGCTCATCATGTTCTTTAATCATTTGAGCAACTATATCTTGGTAAGCCTCTAAATCACTAACACCTTTGTACCTTCCAAATGTCTTCGCTATTTCCAGTCGTTCTTGAGCTACATCGAAACGTCCATATTGGATTTCTTCATGTAAAGCTCTAATGTATTCTGGTTTACTGAGTATTTCTTTTTTACTCTTTGTATCCCACCTTGTATTTATAATCTCTTGGATTTTAGGAATTGAACTCTGAATGTCATCTAAAGCATCAGAATATTCAACATCTTCATCCGTAGCCATATTATTACCAGCTTGATAATTGGTAGAATCCATGTCTAATTCCATAGGGTCTACTTTATGCTTACTAAGTAATGTTTTTATTGCATCTTGATTGCCTTTATAGACATCAATCAAGAAATTTAAATCATCATTAGTGATACCAGCTTTATTGATACTCTCAAAGATTTTTCTCATTGGAGCCATAGCTTGCATCTTCTTAGTGTAATTAGCTCCTTGTTGCATAAGACTAATTACATCATCTACCGTTTCAGGCTTGATATCTTTACCATTGGCCTTAAACGGAGAAAATATTTTATCGTAAACTGACTTGTAGTTTACTTCTTCTTGTCCTTTCGGGACTTCATTCTTTTTTCCTTTCGTTGATTCCTGTCCCTTATTCTGGACAGCTTCGTTGCTTTTCGTTGTGGTTTGCTTGTTTGCGTCTTCGATGTTCCCGCTGCCATCTGGCTTATTCCGGTTGCTCCCAAGCCCACTGCTGCTTTCATCAACATCGGGATCAGATAGGTTTCTATTACCATCTTCGCCTTCCTGTCCCTTCCCTTGTTTTTTAGCTACCACACTATCAGGTAACTTTCCTGACTCTAAATATTCAGTAAACTCATCATCATTCATCATATTTAGAGTTTCAGTATCCAAATCAGGATGATCCTCTTTAGAGAGTTCTTCACCTTGTTGTTCCTTTTCACCATCTTCGTTATTAGGATCATCCTGATACAAATCTGGTTCTTGAGTATCTAGTGTTGATTCAGTGTTCTCAAGTTGTCCATCGTTCTTGAGAGTTTCATCATGTTCTTGACTCATAAAATTCCTTTGTAGTAGTGTAGGGTAGTATGTTTTCCCTACCCTACACAGTTAAAATTTATTCGTGTGTAAAACTTCCACCCTGCATATTCGGACGACTAGAGCGTTCAAATTGCTTCTTATAAGCCCTACGGACTGGATCAGCCCTATTAGCTTTACGTCTAGCTACTTCAGCTTCCCGTCTAGCTTGAGTAGGCTCAACATCACCGAAAGCTTTAGGTGTATCAACAATCTTAAAATTTACATTTGGTTGTTTAATAGCCATGTTATTCCTCTTGTGGTTGTTCCTTTGCAGCATAATAAGCTGCTTCTGCTTCTGCCAATTCAACTAAGCCCTTTTCAGCTTGCATGGCAAGGTTTTCTACTTGACGGAAGAAACGAGCAAATCGGGCAATACCCATCAACCGTTCAACAATATCGTGTCTTTTTGCTTCTCTATTAGGAGATTCAGTTACAGTTACATCAGCTAACATATGTGTTAATCTGATAGCTTCCTTTTCACCATACAAATCTTTAAATATTCGTTTAAAGTCAGCATTCTGTTCCAATCGTTCAAGAGCTTTCAAATCTTCAATCTTACTTAAAAATTCTTGACGCATTAAATGAGAACCCTCAATAGATAGATTTTGAACTATCATTTCACTCATACAATCTCCTTTTTTATTGTTTATTATGTATTATTACATTATTATACTTTTTTGTCAACTTTGTTTTGCGCCTTAGCTTCTTCTTTACGTTGTATTGATTCTAATTCTCTATCATGTGAAAGACCTGTAGCTTGTTCCAGATAATCCAAATCTTTTTTATCACTATCAGATTCAATGTTTCTTGCTTGAGCATGAGCTTGACCTGCTTTAGCAAGTTTAAGTATCTCATCAGCCTTATTCTTACCAACAGCACTTTCATCTTTCTTACTATTAGCAAGTAAGTATTCAATTTCAGCCATTTTCTTAGCTTGGTCAAGAGGATCAGGTTGTGGTTCAAACTGTTTAAGAGCAAAAGCTAAATCAGGTAGTTTTCTAAGCTCTGCAATTTTAACCATAAGGATTTTTGTAATATCAAATGGTACAGCAGGGCCAATAGTTTGTAACATAAATGCTAATTCAGCAGCTTTTTGATTGTCAGCTTCAGCAGTAGATACATTTAATACTAAATCAAAGTTACCTGCTAAATCATCACGTTTAATAGCTACAAATTCATCATCTGTTATTCTAATGACTTCTTCATCATCTAACCAATGAGCATTCATCGAAATAATCTTTCTACCTACTTCTTTAAGACCATCACTAAGTCTACGAAGTATACTAAGTTCTCTCTTAGCAGTAGCGTCTAAGGCAGACCTAATTCCTCCTACACTATCTCCTAGTGCCTGGGAGGTTACTCCTTGGCTAAATGCTTTCACACCAGTAATAGATTCTGTTTCATTATGAATCATTTGAATTAATTCTAATGCACTACGAGGTATTTCTGGCATCTTCGTTTGGATAATGGATTTCTCAATGTCATTAACAGGATTGACCTCTGCATCCAAACCTTTCTTAAACCTATCAGCATTAATAGGATCAAATAAGTCTTTTCTTATTAAGGTTTGAGCATTAGCAGACCTACCAATTAAATCAATTACACCACGAGTTACTGCTCCTACAATGTTTTGATTGTCTTCTAACAAGGAAGCATCAGCATCACCATAAACAGTTTCTTCTTCAGGAGGTAAGTATTGTACTAATACAAAAGGTAATTTCTTATCAGGATAAGGGTTTTCTTCTAACCTGATCATTATATCACCTATCCAGGTAGCTACAATAGGTACAACAATACCATTCTTATGTATATCCCAATATCCCCAATATTCGTATGCTACTAATTTCTGTCTAGGTTTATCTTGGAACTTAAAATCTCTAGTTTGGCTAGATTCATCATTATAGTCATGGTTCTCTCTTGAATCATACTCCCTAGATTGTATTTTACCTAATTGTTTTTTATTATACCTTTCATCCTTTAGTAATGTGGATAAATCTGTAGTAAATTTATCAATAATGAACTGTGCTTTACCTACATCACCTTCACAACTAGGGTCTATAATAACATTTCTGGAATCTCTAATTTCAACTACAGGACGATTTATATATGTTTTTAAAACTTCATTTACTTCTGGTTCTTCCCCTATAGGAACTTCCATCCATTGACCTGATTGTACTAATTCAATAGCGTCTTCTTCAGTCATCATTTCTTGTTCTATCATCATTTGAGCTACTTCCATGAATTGCTCTAATGATTCAGCAAAGATAGGAACCATTTGTTCCTCTCTTACAATACCTGTTTGTTCTTCCCAAGCTACTTTAAAAACTACAGTACCTTTGTTGACAGCATCTCGTACATACTTATTTATAAGCTTTACACGAGGAATATCAACTCTAAACTGTTTATTTAGGATAAGTTGGTTTTGTCTAGCAGCTTCGACATCTAAATGAGTAACAGGTTCAACTTTGAATAAGTCATCTGTAGATAGAAATGGTTCCTCTATTCCTGCATATCTCCATTCATTCTGTTTACGGATAAGTTTAGGTTGTACTTTAGATCGACCTTGTTGAATAACAACATTAGTAAGTTCACCCTTCAATGAACTAAGCCACTTATTTACTCTATTTACATGGTCAGTATGACTAGGCAGTGCTTGATTAAAATCTTCTCTCAGATTAGCTACAGTAGGAGGATTAGTCCAATCTACCATTTCCCGTACATCAGCACCTAAATTCATATAATCTAATTCAATTTTATCATCAGCTTCAACCATTATAATTTTCCTATTAACTTTTCAGCTACTTTATTGATTAGTGAACCAACACCATCCACTATTCTACCCCAATGATTTATAATAATATCAGTAGTAAAGAAGGCAAAACCACCAGAAGCCATAAGTGCTAGATCAATATCTAAAATGTCATAAGTACGTAATACAGTAAATACTGGTACAGCAAAGAACAGACCAACACTAACCGATAATAAATATTCGTATATTTGTCTTCCTTTAGACCAGTCTGGATTAAAGCGAATAGTGAAAAAGCCTAAGGTTGCACCTATAAAGGCCCAACCTATTAACCAAATCATGGCTTCAGAGTATATGTCTACCATAATGGTATACCTTTATTAGTGAAAACGAAGATAGGTAGAACCAAAGAAAAGTAGTAGAGCAACACCTGTAAGTATACGCCAGACTTTAACTCGTTTACGTTCTTCTTTTAAATAGTCACAACGACCACATGCACCACCTTCTCGTCTGTCAAAGTTTGGACATTCTACAGCTTTTCTACACACGCTACACACTCCTATGAAATAATCGAACCAACTACCAATAGTAAAAATATACTTATGTTCAACGTGAGTTATTTTTCTCTTGAAGATTGGTTGCCATTTTGTTGTTCTCATCTATTAAAACCTCAAGTATTTCAGCATGTAACACGATACGATTTACATATTCTGGTACAGTCTCGTTAGTTCCAAATACAGGACGAGAAGGACGTTTTAGGAAATGAACAACAGGAATATGAACTTCTTGATAGATAGTTTTAGTTAATACTGTAGGTTCTTGTCTTGTAGTACAAGCACTACTAAGTAACAAACCTGTTACTAATAATATTAATAAGAGTTTACCTCGCATTGGAGTATCTCCGTAATATTGTCTCAATTAGTTGAAGTTGATTTTCCGCAGTAGAATCACGTTGGATCTCAATAATTATTTCTTTCTGGTTATTGAACCAATTTTGTTGTAATTCTTCTTTCGCTTGGGTGACTCGTTGCTCATAAACATCCTTTTCAAATCGTAAAGAGTGAATAGCTTGATTTTGACGGTTTATTGCATTATGTGCATTTTCAATTTCCATTTCATAGAATTGAAGTTTCAAAGTAGTTTCGGTACGAACTTTAACTACTTCAGCACGTAATGACTCAATTATTTTGCCTTGATACCACATATAACCACCAATAGCACTTATAAATACTATTAGGGTTATTCCCATTCCCACTTTAAATTTAGTGGGTACAACATTCCATAATAATTTTAGCATAAGTTGTATTATAGCCTATATTAGAAAGATAAGCAACAGTCTAAACCAGGAAGTAAAAAGACTCCTATCACGGAAGTAATAGGAGTCCACTTAGTTAATCATAGTTAGGTTACGAACGCTTTATCATTTGTGCTGTATCAACAGCTTTGTTAGCATATGGGTGTACTCCATGAGTAGCCATATGTCCCATTTTAGCATACTTATATCTAATCATACAGATGCCTTCTAAGCCTTCAATAGCCCAATGAAGTTCTTCTGTACGAGAAGGTACTGCTTTTTCATCAGCTTGCTTATCAATTACTTCGATAAAGTAATCTTCAGCTTCATCTAAAGCTTCATACAAATCTTCTTCCATATGTAGCTTATAGTGTTGATGTCCATGTGGATGTGCTGCACTATACATTGTCTATTTCTCCATTAGTCCAAGTTAATACCAGTACCAGTAGCAGTACCAGCAGTGGTAGCAGGACGATTAAGGCGATTACGTCTTAATGGAGTTAAACAAATCAATCTAGCAGGGTCAGTTGCTACAGCTACACGAATAGGTAACGTGGAGTTTTCACGAATACCACCGGGTTTACGTTCTGCACGAGTAACCAGTTGATTAGCTCTTACGTTGTATCCACGAGGACTTTCTAATGGAAGAATGTTGGTTCCATCATCAACACTAAGGATAGCAGTTCCATCTTGAACAAGTAAATTAATGTCACTTATGAACATAACTACTTCTACATCTGGAGCAATAAACTGAGTGCTGGCAGTAAGAGTAATATTTTTTTCATCAGCAGCAGTAGGAACGGCTACTGTTACTTTTCTAAATTCAAAGTTCTTCATTTTCTTCTCCGAGAATTTGATTACTGTGATAAGACGCTACTTCCCTGCTCGGATTGTCCATAATTGACTACAGGAGCTTGTGTGTCTTGTATCACAGGTTGAGGTTGTATAGGTTCCATTGGTGGTATATAAGCTGGTGTTGGTACTACCTGTGGTTGTACTGGAACCAGTTGATACCCTGGTGGAACTTGATATTGTACCTGTGGTACTCCCATGTGTACGGGAGGGGGTGAACTCATAGGAGTTTCCACTGGTACATACTTATTTATGAATGTTACTAATTTTCCATGATGTCTTTCAATTTGTTGTTGAAATACACCACTGAATAAGGGATTGTGGATAATATCAATTCCAAACCCCTCTTTTGCAATTTCTGCAACTAATCCTATTACGTCAACATAACACTGTTCTTGTTTACTACGCATGATATTATCCCTCCCAATCCCTTTATTCTATCTTAGTACCATTTATCCCAATCACGACCATCGCAGCCACACTCACGATGACGTTCTACTTCAACGACTGGCTTGTGAGTGGAGATGACCATTGGAGAACCCATGTAAGGATCAGCCATTTGACGAGGGCTAATGAAGTTATTACCCTTCACCATTCCGCAAGTCTTGTCATCTACGTAACGAAGAATCTTGTATTCCATGTTTTGATCTTTCAGAGCAGCAATTTCAGCATCTTTGCTAATAGCAACGGTTACACCAGCCATTTGCTCAGACAAACGATTTACTTTTTCAGCAATAGCGAAGTCATAACCAACTTGCGCTCTAGCCATTAAACCATTTGCTCCACCACCATTACCATTAAGGATACCAGGAACAGCGTTATTCCAGTCACCTTTCAACAGAGCCAAGGCAGTACCAGCGATACCAAGACCTAAACCTGCACCAGCTACCATGTTACTCCACTGTTTCCAGTGGCACTGACTATCTCTTAACTAGGAGCAAACCCTAGTGAGCCTGTTTCGAGCTAGTGACGAAATCTAGCTCTACTTCCCTTCTGGGGAATAGTCGATACAGGTTCCTTACCAATGTAAGGCTTCCCACGGGATTACCATATCTTATTAGACTTAGGCTTCCCCGTTAGCACGTTTGTTATTAATTCGTTCTAAGTTTGCTAATGCCCTATCTTTAAACCCACCAAGGTTACTATCAAAGGCATGTTTGGTATTTTGCTTCTTTGTCATCCATTCTAAATTTTCTACTCTATTGTCCTTTTTATCACCATTAATATGGTTTACTTGTGGTAGAGCGTCTGGGTTAGCTATGAATGTCAAAGCGACTAATCTGTGGACTTGCCATGATTTCATCTTCTTACCACGGTTATATAGGTTTGCCTTATAGTACCCATCTCTGTGTATCATTGGTTTGATAATACGTTCTTTTCTCCAACCACAATCACAACCAATAGACTTCACATTTCCAAAATTAGATACCTGATACAATCCTTCATAACCTTCAATATCTACAAACTTCTCCATGATTAACTCCTTATTACAGGAGCTAATTATAACAAAACGTACCCCCTTTGTCAAAGGGTAAAAGCTCTAAGGGCGTATTTACTCACCCTTGCTGGCATACTCTTTTCCATCATCATGAGCCATAATAAATACCTCTTTATGTATATTTTGTAGTCTAAGGAGAATTCCTTATCGACTTTCAAGAGGTATTATCCCATAAAAAAAGGACACTATGAGTGTCCTTAAAATGGTTTGTCTGTGGTAGTTTTATTTATAATCTTTTCTTCTTACATAAATATTATATTCAGTAAAGCCCTCTAATTCTTCTAAACAGAAAAATCCTGTATTGTGTTGTATCCAACCTCTTAGTTTACGTTCTAATTCAGGATACAAGGTTTTTTGTTGATCTACAGGTATTAGGTCTGAACATTGTTCTATGGTTTTATTTTCATAACCAGAACAGAACCTATCTAGTAAGTATTGTATCTCAATTTCACTAAACCCCATTGTGGTAAACACCAGTTTAGCTCTTTCCTTAGAGACTGACTTACCAAAGAAGTCTAAAAAATTGAGTTTAGGCATTTTACATTAACCTACCGATCCAAATACCTACAGCCAAAATAGCAGAACCAGCAGCAAAGATTTGCCAAAAAACTCTAGTGGGCATATATACTCCTACTTAACAATTGAAACATTCAAATACTTTTCTCATGTCTCTTGGTTTACGAAGTCCATTAACTTCATTTTCGTAACTAAGTTGACAATGATTAGGATCAAACCAAAATATTGTATCTACTAATCGTCTAGGCCAAGACCATCCACCGTTTAATTCAATTCTCCACATTTGAGAAGAGATAGTAATACCAGGATATCCCCATATAATAGCAGCTATAAGTTGATCTAAAGCAATTAACACTGCTGCTAATCGCTTTAGAAAACCATTTTTAAGTTGTTTCCACCACATTAGGGTCAATCCACTTTTCACCAGTCAGGATACGAACAGCATCTTGGTCTGTTAGAATATTACCACCTTCAGGTGTAGTCATAACAGTTACAAAATACTTAGTGTCATCATCTAGTAAACTAATGTACTCAGAAATTTCCATCATAGTACGTAAAGATAATAGTAATACGTTACCATTTACAATAGCATGGTTTAGTGCAACAAACTTGTCCATACCACACCATAAAACAAATTCTTTACGTGTGTACCGTACTTTGTACCATTCTCCATTATCTCGTTGTATGAAGTTAGGCCCAGGTGTAAAAGGCGAGGGTGTAGAATGCATCTCTGTCCACTCTTCAGGGGTAAAATAAGCTTCTGGTTTTTCTTCCCATACTTCGGGATTGCCTTCCGGCGAAAAGAATACGTTTGACATATATGTTTCTCCTTTAATCAAAGTATATAATACCACGAATTCTTACGTGGCCTGCTTGACCTGCAACACCAGAGAGACTACTAAGGGAAGAACTTGCACCACTCCCAAATCCTGTACCGTTCGTGCCTCCCCATGATTGAACACCACCAGTTGTACCCCCTTGACCCCCCGTAGACCCAACGCCATTACCTCCAGCACGACCGAATCCAATCGCAGGGCCAGCGTCACCTCCTGCTCCTGCGCCTACACCACCTCCAGCACCACCTACAGCAGTTCCTCCCCAATGTGGGGTATTACTTCCAGCAACGCCTGATCCGCTTTGACCTCCACCTCCACCTCCACCAGCGGTAAGGCCTCCGCCCCA